ATGATGCTTGTTCAGCGTAGTGGTGATATGCTTACTGCTTCTGGCCCCGGTGGAATTAATGAAATTCAATATGCTGCATTACTAATGATGATTGCTCGTCATACTGGTTATCAGCCCGGCGTTTTTACTCACGTTGTTGCTAATGAGCAGATTTATGACCGTCATCTTGAGGCTGCTGATGAAATGCTTCGTCGCTTTGATGAAAAATCTAACGCTGATTGGGAGAAATTCCAGTCAGACCCCGAAGAATGGAAAAAGCAACGCAAGCCAATGCTCGTATTGAATCCAAACGCAACTAACTTTTTTGAAATGACAATTGATGACTTCACTATGGAGAATTATGAACCTATGAAGCCACAATTGAAATTGGAGTTGGGAATTTAAAATGATTTCTGCAATTGTTGCTGTTGATAATAATTGGGGAATTGGTTATAATGGAGACCTATTGGAACATATTCCAGAAGATTAGAAGTATTTCAAGGCACTCACTACTGGCCATGTTGTAGTGATGGGAAGAAAAACCTGGGATTCATTACCCCAAAAGCCACTTAAAGATAGACTAAATATTGTTATCTCCAGATAGCCAAGAGGTCCTCTTGGAAACATGACTTTTAGCATTCCAATGGATGAAGCTAAAGTACGAGTTTCTTTGTCTGATGATGATGAAGAATGGTTTATTATTGGCGGTGGCTCAATATACCAAGAATTCCTTTCTGTTTGTGACCGTGTTTATGTGACAAAAATTTATAAAGACCACGATAATGTTGATACTTATTTTCCGAATCTAGATGAATCGGAAGAGTGGGCGCCTGCTGCGTGCGGACAGCTACTAACATATAACGACTTAACTTATCAGTTCTGGCAATATGACAGAATTAGTTGATTTTTTAAATTAAATTTGTTATAATATATATACAAGGTAAATAAAAAAGAAAGTGAGTATCTGTAAAAATGAGTAAAAAGCAAGAATTTATTAAGTATGTAAATGAGTTGATTGTCGCGGCTCCGAATATTCAGCCGAATGAAGATGCAAGTCTTTATTGGTCTGCGTTCTGTGGACTGGACGAAAATGGCGAAAAACCTTTGTTTACCGATAATGGTAAGTTAATTCTGAAGTTCCTCCAGGAGCATCAGGAAACACCTATGTGGAAGGCAAGAGATATTGCTGAAGGTCTGTTTATCAGTTCTCGTGCAGTCTCCGGTGCGATGCGTAAGCTAGTCACTGATGGTTTCGTCGAAAAGGTTGGTCAGGACCCGGTTATCTACTCTATCACTGACAATGGAAAAAATATTGAGATTGAATAAGGAGATTTAATTTAATTATGAAAAAGACTATGATTAATCAGACTCACATTGAGGGTATTTTGTATGAGCATGACTTAACTTTGAAGGAGTCTGGAGAGACCTCCAAGAATCCTGGAACCAAGTTCATTTCTGGTACTATCAGCATTGCAACTGATGATGCTATGACTAATATTGTTCCAGTTCATTTCACTTATGTGACTGCAACTTTCGGTTCTTATATGAAGGATGGTGCTGATAAGGCCGTTAAGCTTCGCGTTGACTCTGCATTGGGTCTAAATGAGTTCTATACCGACCGTAATGGTAAGGAAGAGCTTGTTTCTGCAAAGCGTAACGAAGGCGGTTTCGTTCATAAGGTTGATGCCTTGGACGAAGATGAAAAGGTTCGTAACACTTTCAAGGCTGATATGGTTATCACTTCTGTAAAGCATATTGATGCTGACGATGAGAAGAACCTGCCTGAGAAGTGCATTGTTAAGGGTGCTATCTTCGACTTCCGTAAGAGTTTGCTTCCTATTGAGTTCAGCGCTACTAATCCTAACGCTATGAGATATTTTGAGAGTCTTGAGGCTTCTCAGAAGAATCCTGTGTTCACTTGTGTTTGGGGACGTCAGGTATCTGAAGTCGTTGTTCGTCAGATTGTAACTGAGTCCGCATTCGGTGAGGACGAGGTTCGTGAGGTTAAGAATACTCGTCGTGATTTCGTCATCACTGGCGCAGCTAAGGAGCCTTACGTATGGGACGACGAGAGTTCTATCACTGCTGCTGAGCTGAATGAAGCTATCCAGAAGCGTGAGGTTGATTTGGCTGCTATGAAGAAGCGTCAGGATGAATATAAGGCATCTCGTAACGCTGCTCCTAAGGCCGCAGCTCCTGCTCAGGGCGGATTTAATTTCTAATTTAAACTGAGGAGGACATAAACATGGCAATTGATTTATTGGCTCTACAGCCTCATAAAGTTTCTCGTGACCTAAGTGGTTACATCACATATATTTACGGCGCTCCTAAGTGCGGCAAGACTACTCTTGCCGTACAGATGGATAAGGCCCTTCTAGTTGCTTTCGAACCTGGTTATCACGCATTGCCTGGTGTTATGGCACAGGATGTTACTTCCTGGGCCGAAATGAAGCAGCTGTACCGTCAGTTGAAGGACCCTCGTGTTCAGGAGATGTATCGCTGTGTTATTATTGACACTATTGACATCGCTGCCGACCGTTGTAAGAAGTATATCTGCAATCAGAATGGCATTGAGGACTTAGGTGACCTTGGCTACGGTAAAGGTTGGACTAAGTTCAAGGAAGAGTTTAATGAAGTATTCCGTGGCTTGACTCAGTTGGGTTATGCAGTATTCTTCATTGGACACGATAAGCCCGAATCCATTGATAATCCCGATGGTACTAAGACTTTGAAGATTCGTCCTACTCTAAGCAACTCCACCAAGACTGTTATCGCTGGTATGGCTGATATTTACGGTTATGCTCATCAGAAGGCCGCAGGTGAGATGTCTGTTCTGACTCTGCGTGATGCTTCTGGTACTATTGAGTGCGGCTGCCGTTTCAAGTATATGCCCGTTGAAATTGTTATGAGTTACAAGAACCTCGTCAATGCTTTGAATGAAGCTATTGATAAGGAAGCTGAGGAGACTAATAATATGTTCGTTACTAACGAGCGCATTGTGGCTCCTACTGAGATATCTTATGACTATGATGCTCTGATGGCTGAATTCCAGGACTTGGTCGGTCAGCTAATGAGTAAGGGTACTACCAACGGCCCCAAGATTACTGCTATTGTTGAGAGATATCTTGGCAAGGGCAAGAAGGTTAGCGACACCATTCCTGAGCAGGCTGAATTCGTAAGTCTGATCGTAAGCGACATCAAAGCTGACCTCATGTAAGAATTTGTATCAGGTCGGGGCGTTCCGCTCCGACTTGATTTTTTTTATTTTTTATGGTATAATATATTATAAGAAATGTAAGAAAGGAGCATAAGGTATGGCACATATGGTTCTCTGTCCTTATTGTAAATAGAAGTTTGACAGAGATAAGGAAGAATATGCGTTAATCGGTGCGCGTCGCTATGCACACGCCGCCTGTATGCTTCGTGAAGCAGAGAAAGACCCAAACTATGTAAAGAAAGAAATCATTGACCCACTTGATAATGTTAAGTGTGCATATTGTCAAAAACCAATGTCCAAGAAAGACGCAGATTGCGTTATGATTGGAAATAATAAATATGTTCATAAGGCTTGTCAAGAGCTTGAAGAGAAGCGTGAAAAAACTGATAAGGAACAGTTGGAAGATTATATTAAAGAATTATTTAATACAACTTACATTGACCCAAGAGTTAGAGCGCAGATTAAAAAGTATGTTGAGGAATTCAATTATACATATTCGGGCATTCGCAAAGCATTAGTATATCATTATGAAATAAAAGGCGGAGACAAGTCAAAAGCAAATGGTGGTATTGGTATTGTACCTTATGTGTATGAAAATGCTTATAACTACTATTATAATTTATGGCTTGCCAAGCAGAAAAATAAAGATGTTGAAGTCGAACAATATACTCCAAAGGTCAAGGAGATTGTTATCCCCAGGCCGCAGAGAAAAGTTAAAAAGCGTCCGTTATTCACATTTTTAGACGAGGAGGAGTAAATAATGGGCAGTAAGTATGTAGATACAACTGCGATTATGCAGGTAATTGGCTGCGTGTTTAATACCCCTCAGCTTCTGGAAGCGACTGATAGATATTCAATTGTCGATGAAGATTTCGCAGACCCTTTCCATAAAACTGTTTTTGGTGCGATTTATAAAATCCATGAATTGGGTGCGAATAAAATCACATTGGAGAGTATCTCCGATTTCTTATCGTCAAGACCCAAGAGTGCTGCGGTATATAAGCAAGGCAAGGGCGAAGAGTGGTTACTGAAGATTTCAGAAAACGCAATGCCATCAGCATTTGATTACTATTATGGACGATTAAAGAAATTCTCTTTACTTCGTGCATTTGATAACTGCGGAATTGATGTTACCGATATTTATGACGCAGATAATATTTTAGATACAAAGAAAAAGCAACTCCAAGAGGACCAATTAGATAATTCAACTTTGGAAGAAATTGCTGATAAAGTTGATAAAAAGATTGATGATATTCGACTTCAATATGTTGATGACGCTTTTGGAGAAGCACAGCAAGCCGGTGATGGAATTTTTGATTTGATTGAAAAATTCAAAGAGCATCCAGAAGTCGGTGTACCTCTATATGGCCCGCTTATTAATACAGTTACTCGTGGCGCAAGATTGAAGAAATTCTATCTTCGTTCTGCGGCAACCGGTATCGGTAAAACTCGTTCAATGATTGCGGACTGCTGCTATATTGGTTGTAATAAGATTTACGATGAAACTTTTGGATGGATTGGTAGTGGCCCTGCCGAGCCAGTTTTATTCATCACAACAGAGCAGGAACTTGAAGAAATTCAAACTATGATGCTTGCGTTCTTATCTAACGTTAACGAGGAACATATTCTTAATGGCGAATATGGCGAAGGCGAAGAGGAACGAATTCTTCAAGCGGCAAAGTTATTAAAAGAAAGTCCTATTTATGTAGAAGAGTTGCCTGACTTCTCTCTACAGGATGTTGAAAATAAAATCAAAAAGAATATTCGTGAACATGATGTAAAATATGTGTTCCACGATTATATTCATACAAGTTTAAAGATTTTGGAAGAAATCACTCGTCGTTCTGGTGGTATTAAACTTCGTGAAGATAATGTCCTGTTTATGCTATCTACAAGACTGAAAGATATCTGTAATCAGTATGGTGTT